AGCAGCCCCAAAATCGGGTCGATGAATTTTTGGAACCATTCGGGGAATTCCAACCCTACATTATCAAGCTGTGCTTTCAATTGTGCGAGTACGGCTTTTTTCTTTTCTTCACCCGGTATCTCCTCTGCCTCAAACAGTAAGGCGAGTGGAACAATGAATCCTGCCGCCGTTACCAAAACGTTCAACACTTTTAGAAAACTCATGTTTTAACCTCCTTATATTGTTAAATCGAACCTCTCCTTTGGGTCATAGTCGTAACCCGTAGCCATCATCTTGACTAACCTTCTACTGCGGTTCCCAACCTCCCAATACCATTTGGAATCTTTCATCTCATCGGCAGCGTCAAAATAGGCCCCTACTTCTAAATGACCAATCATCTTGCGAAACTTTTTCAGACCAGCTAGTCCCAAGTTAAAACGCATGTCCACGATGACCTTTTGGCGAACAGGATCCAAATACTTGAACCAGAAGAATTGTTCAACGTCCTTTATGCACCAAGCTATGTCGTTATCAAGCATATATAAGGCTTCATCTTTTGTGATTCCACGTTCTTTAAGAATGTTAATCACTTGGCTCCTACTCAATCCCCTACACCCTAAAATGCGATCCTGTTCTTCTGGAGACAAACCCACATCTTCTAAATTTCTACCTACGCCTATCGTCCATTTATTAGCCGAACACTTATAAGGCTTTAATTTTATCCCCTCATGAAGAATCAGTTGATCTTTCAGACTGTGTTTCAACATCTCCCTCCACCTCCAAGCGGTTTAAGCTACAACCTTCTTCCCCACAACAAGGACACGCCCAACATCGTCCCGTTGAGTAAACCGTACTCCCGCACGTTGGACACAAAAAACTCACTTATACTTGCCCCCATTAAGGTCATATTCTCGCACTACGCCGTCGTAATCAACACCACTTTGTTTCGCTGTGATTATAGTTAAAATCCTTACGGTGTCATTGAGTTTGTTGATCGTAGGTTCCAGCCGTATTAACACATAAACCGCCACAAAGATTGGAAACCCCACTTGTCCTATAAATTGCGCAACGGCTTCAATTATTTCTTCCATCCTCATCCTCCTAGTATCAATTTTATCACCATGTAAGCTATAGCCCCGCCGAGAGCCGTTGCAAGAAAGTCCATAAACTCAGGCGTACCTTTTTTGAGTAACCAATCCCATATGATCTCTTTAAGTGCTCCGACTATAGCTGCGGTGATGAGTCCAATTGAGGGCGAAAACGGTACGCCAAAAACTAAACCAATTCCTATACCGACCAACAAATGTTTGAGCTTGTCCTGCTTAAAAATCATAGCGTAACCCCCTTCGTCTCATCCCACAATTGAGAAAACGGGGCGAACAGTGCCGTCGTCGACGTAAGCGTAGTAGCTGGTGGCTTGACCGCGCGTGCCGACCTGCGCGAAACACTCTGCATCGGCAACATCTCGAAGCCACCATGTACTTCTAATTCCAATTAGATCGTGCCTGAACCCGAATAATGGCAATTGGCTTTTTTCTATACCGATATACTTGCGTCCATCTGGTACCCTAACGCTATTAGCGACTACGTTAGAGCCATAAACCATGCGTTCGTTCATTAGCTCGACATCGCTATCAACCCAACTCATAGCATTCACTTGACCATTGTTTGCTGCACTACTTAACAATCTACGGTGGGTTAGCACTCGACCAGGGAAGTCGGCATAGATTATTGACTTCGCTTGGTCTAATCCCGTTTCATACATCTCACTACCAAGATAACCGCCGTTCGTGGTATTGCTTGGATGCATTCTATGTTCGTACATGCCACCGCTAGTAATTAAAGTAATGTGGTTTGTATCGAGACTTGTGTCACCAGTGTCGATATAATAGTTAAATGCTGCAATTAGATAGGTTGTTCCATTTATAACCCAATAGTCACCAACCCAAAGATCGAGAAATTTACCGCTGGCTACCTGCGACTGTTGCTCTGGGGTGTAGCTTGACCCTAGATTTTTACCCCTAAACATGCTGTTTTTAATGCCTGCAATTTGGGCAACGTCTGTAATTTCACCACTGTTTATAAAATAATCAAGTTGCGTGTAGGTACTGGTAGTGGATAGCCTCCCGAGTTCGTCCTCAATGGGTTGTAACAACGCCTTATTGACAGGTGTCCCTTGTTCCGATACGTGCGTCGGAGCAGGGATCAACCTTATTCGATTATTTCCTAAATCCTCGACGATAAAAATGTCGTCACCCACGGCGACCCTATCTTTGATTTCTCTTGGCGTGTAAACCATCTTAAAACCCTCCCAATATGACGATTGTATCCCATGTGTAATTTTCGGCAGTTCCCCAATCACTACCTTCTAGCTTCGACCATTTCGTAATCGCCATCGTCTTGAATAACTCCAATGCTCTTTCTACAGCGTTCACTTGGTTATAGGTCAGAAGTGAATTTGGAGTAGCAGGGGACATAGGGTGATCATAGTAATGCGTCCTTAGCGACTGCAAATTATTCAACACTCGGCTCACATGTGAAGCTGTGGGAAAATCCGCTCTATCCCAATCTGTTTTGATCGTCATGGTCAATGGGATATCGGGTCGAACGTTATTCAAAATGTAAAGTAAAAACCCAATATTATGCTCTATACGGTTTAGATCGTTTGCGTTCAAACATCCTTTTAGATCCGTAACCGTGGGAACTTGCCCCTGCGCCATAATTTCCCTCCACTCCGCTATTTTAGCCGAAGCGTATTCTACATCCTCCGCTGTTCTATCTGTTACGGGATTGAGCCAGTACACCGATATCTCTCCCCCTCCCTTTGCCCCGAAACGCCCCCGTGTAGCTTATAGAAAAGTCGATCATTTCAACGGGAGACGTGCCGAATTTAGTTTGTAGACTGATGATATCCAAAGCGTCCAGTCTAGGGTCAGCCCTCCACTCTAAATCGAGCATCCTTCGGTTTACTAAGTAATTGAGAACTTCCCCTGCTAATTGTTGAGCCATTTGAAAATCAGTCACAAGTGGATTTTTCAATTCTCTAGTTTCCCCTCTACTCCCCGTCGGCAGAACAATTACAGATTCAGACTTGATCAACTCCTCACCTTCGATAGTTATACCCACTAGCCCATCGGCGGTCAAACTAATCTCACACCCATTCGTGTAGGATTTAACGCTGTGCTCGATGTCCCCCGTTACAATCACGTTCACATTCACCGATGGGTGAGGGTATTTCACGAACAACGTTGTGTTTCCCTCGACGGGGAAATTCGCTTCGTAAATCACCTTGGATTCCCCGCTAGGTTGGTAAGCGTACCTCGAAACGTTGACCTGTGCTAAAGGTTTAGTTAAAGACACTTCAGGTCTCTTATAAGAAACGAAGTCATCCACTCTATAAGACTGTACATCTAATGCCATAGGGAGGAAGAACGTGGAACCACTCTGAAACTCCAATGCGTTAGGTTCTCCACCCACTTTCACCCCCGCCAAGTAAAAGGCTGTTTGAACGAACGCAGCTATAGGCTCAATCCTTAACACCCCTTGACGGTCACAATGTAGCACACAGCCCGTGGCGTTAGCTATCATTTGTAAACATTCGGCTCGACTGGCGATCGGCAACGGGGCGGTTGTCCACTTGTCCTTCAAAGAAGAATGGATTTCCCATCTAACGTTCCCTCGCTCGTCCACGGGGAGATCTGCCCCCTCTAATACTTCGGTAGCTAACTCATAAAACGACACGCCACTCGGCCTATACATACCCTCCTGATAAATGTCCATCAAGAATTCGAAAACGTCGCGGGCTTCGAAATTAACCATCGTCCCGTTCTGCGGAGCATCCCACTCCGACAGATAAAATACTCCTCCGTGTATCCACTCCGTGGCCCCACCTACATCGTAGCCATATCGGGTGCGCACTCTTTGTCTCTCTGTCAAGTATTTTGACAAACCTTCCCTGTTGAAGGGGTCAAACTCTCGAGAACTGTTGTCCAAACTAAACTTCACTGCCGCTTTCGGAAGCGTGGCACTCAAAGGGTCGACTTGTTGTTGATGTTCAAATCGCATAATGCTAGATTTATCGTGTTTCAACGTCATACCTATTTTAATAGAAGCTATTCTCGCCCTACGATAAGGTGAACTCCACTTCAAGACCTCAATTTGAATACGGTCGTAATCCGAAATATCAATTACAACATTTCTCGAAACATCGGTGTTTCCCGTGTATTCTTCGACGACCTTTATAGTCTCGCCCTCGTAAGCTGTCACACGAAAGTCCACCGCAAAGTCACCGTGCGCCTCATCCCACTCTATCGTTATCCCAGGTATTAACCTTGTGTGAACTCGGGTAAAGTTTAGGTTTATCGTGGGAGGAACAACGAATGAACCGTCCGATCCACTCAATTCGTCACCCACATATCCTGTGCGCCCGTAGTCGATAGAGGGTAACAATTCCCCAAAACCATCCAAAACCCATAAATTTTGTTCGAGAGTGAGGTATGGGTTTACTCGTTCTGAAACCAGTTCCACGACTTGGGAGGTGTCTGCGAAGTAAACCGAGCCTTCGTCAGATGCACTAACGTCCTTCGTAGCCTCTGCGTCAAACAAGTCGAGATACACTTCAATAAAACTTTCGCCCAATATATGTTGTCTGTGCATTTCTTGCCATTCCGCAGACACGACTTGCATGTCGAGATACCCCCTCTACACTTCGATTAAAGATAATTTACAGCCCGTCCACCCTAAAATCGCACCATTCTTCGGATCTCTGCGCCACAATCCGGCCGAACGATCGCTTACATACATTTGGCGAGTTACCCATGTGGCACGACTCTGGTCGAAGAAAGTGACAGGTTGAATGAATTTCCCACCCTGTCCCTCGTCGAACTTAGCGATAATATCTGCCCATTGTTGAACCGTTAGGAAATTCCATCCCAATTCCACCTTAGCCACATTCGCTCGGATGACCGAGCCTATCATCACCCCCTCAACGTTTCTACCAGCGTCTACCATCGTTGACGTGCTACCACTATATGAGGAGGGTTCTGGAAAATGAAACCCCCCTATCGACACAAGAGCATTAGCCAACCGGAACACCTCCTATGAACAATTCAGCCCCCCGCTCGCGCTGCACTTTCTCAACGCTCCTTGTGATTTCCTTACCGTCGAGCAATACCCTTAATTCGATAGGCCGCTCGTTGTCGCTACTTCCACCGCCCGTGGTCAACATAGCTGTCGTAACAGCTTCATATACCCCTTTAGAGACCGCTTGGACAATTTGGTCGTTATTCACAACCGCGGTTCGACCTCCAATAGTACCCACAAGCTCCGGCCCAGCTTCACGGGCAACGAATAATTGACCCCTGTTTGGAAAACCTCCATCGGCAAACCCCGGAATCACTATACCCATTGAGGCCAGTGAGATCCTCACCACCCACTTGAACGCCGCTAACGCCGCCATTCTGATGAGTTCACGTATAATCTCTCCGAGTACGTTCATTATAGGGCTTTTGGATTCAGTAAATACCTTCTGTAAACCCGAAACTTTATAGATCATGTCCCCCATTACCGATGAGAACTTCTTCCCAACCTCGTTTAGAGTATCTCCTATCGCTTCGTGCATCTCACTCATAGGTTGATCTCTGAACCACTCACCTATATCTGCCCAAGAAGCCTTTGACCCATCGTTAGCTTTCGAAAACGCCTCACTCACAATGTCCATCACTTCTTCGGTTCCCTTCAAGACAGGAGCTAATACACCCTTCATCATGAATTTGGGGAACTCCCCCCAACTCTCCATGGATTCATCCAACGCCCTTAGCATCCTGTCCCCTATACCTCGGAATGACGTTTCCAAAGCCGAAGTCATGACATTCGCCGTACTCTTAACATACGCCTCCATCGGGTCTAGTCCCTCGGACTTAATTTGATCGGGTAATCTTTTCCAAACGTCCAATACTCCCCGTAAACCCCGTACTATCCCCATTTCTAACCCTTCGGTTATAGCTTCCCCCCAGCCCGCCGCTACTGTGGAAGGGGATTGGATTCCAAATACACTCTTAATTGAATCTCCGATACGGGTGAATATATTGTCGTAGTCTTTCTCCTTAATTCCTTTATCCACGCCTATTTTCAGACCATCTGCCAAATCTCCACCATAATCTTTGAACACTTTGGAGGGGGACTCGATCTTAAACACACTCTTGAACCATCCCCCTATCTTCTCGAACGTTTGAGTGAACCAGTTGTCACTCAATTTGGCTTTTATTCCCTCTTTCAAACCTTCGATTAAATCCCCACCCCAAGTGGTGAAATTGACCCACAGTCCGGAGAAGAACTCTCCCACTTGGGAAAAAGTCTCATCTAAGGCAGTGACCACGTTGCCCCATACGAGAGACGCTTTTTCGCTGATACTCTCTGATAACCCAACCCACCATTCGGCGACCATTTCGCTTATCGCTTCTTGATAAGTCCATAGGGTATCTTCTACGTCAAATAGGAACGTGACGGCTGTTTTGCTAGCTGAATTGATAGCTTCAAACGCTGTGGATAAACTTGCCCCCAATGTTCCGAAGAATTCCTCGACCTTCATTTTAGCTATATCAACTTTCATACCTTCATCAATACCTTCGACGACCGTCCACCCTGCCGCCTCCGCTAAATCTTTAACATCTATGCCGTATTGCGCTAAGACACTTCCTACCTCTGTTGACAAGTCCAATCCGAACTGCTTCGCCCCTGTCTCGTCGGGATATGTGAACAATGCGTCTAAGATGGCTCCCATCGCTTCTTCGGCAAACGTCGAAGATTCCAACCCCAACTCTTCCAGCGATTTGTCCATTTCCGCTAGAATAGGGGCCATGATCTCGTCCTGATACTGCCTCATAGCACCTTTTACGAAGCGTTCCTCACCACCAGCGAACATCTTTTGGAACGGGTTCATAGCTTCCCATTCCTCGATGAAGGAATCGCTCATCGCCACACCTTTAGCTACAAGGTCGAGTTGCATAGCTTCAAATATCTCGGTTGTAAGGTCTTGTAGTTCCTTGATCTTCTCGTCTCTCAATCCCTCGGTGACTACGACTAAACTATCCAAGTATAATAAGTTTTCCTCGTCGGTAGTCCATTTCTTAGCTTCTTCTAGATCGGATATTAACCCATCAGCGTATTCGTTGATCTTAGTCAAAGCATCAGTTGAGCTAGTGTTCACAGTATTGAAGAAAGCTCTAACTTCCTCTGGACTACCCCAATCTATAGCGTCTATTGATTCGTTCATTTTATCAATTGCTAAAGATGTATTAGCTAACTGCGGGAGACCTCCACCGAACGTTTCAAGGAGAGTATTAAACTCCTTCCATTCACTTTCGGTCAACGTGCCTGTCAGTTTCAATTTCTCGTTCAACTCGTTAAGTCTACCCGTTAAACCTTCGATATTCTGTTGACCTTCACTCACGATAGAGTTTATTTTACTTAATACTTCTTCTTGGTCTAGCCCCGCTTGTTTAAGAGCCTCGCCGAACGCTCCCCCTATCGCCGTCATTATATTAGTGTGAACTTGGTCTAGTAACGACTTAGTGTTCGTGTTCAATTGGGCTATTAGAAGGCTCATTTGTCCAGTAAACTCCTCAGCGTCAATAAGTCCTTGGCTAAACGCTGTGGATATTAAACCTATCTCTTGGTGCGTTTTTTCGATCTGTACCCTAAGTTCCTCCGTAGCAGATCTCCCTTCGTCCAAATCGTCCATTTGTAAAGTGATACCTATTACAATGTCCTCGAAGTTTGAGGCAATCTCCCCTAAACTGATAACTCTCATCAGTTCCTCTTGAACATTCTCATCGTCCACCTCTAACGAGAGTTCATCCAATATGATGTTAGCCGAAGGTACTGGGAACCCATTGATATTCTTATGGAGTTCCTCACCCACCGACTTTCTCGATAGAAATACTTTAGGTTGACTGACGCTAACCACAATATCACTCAAAGGAATCCAATTACCGCCTTTGTAGAACTCCTCTTGGGCGATTTCGGAAATGTTCCGTCGATTCTGCCAGTGAAACCACGCCACGGTCGCAATTAACCCTATCCCCACGGTTATGGGACTGACCATCCCCGACACCAAATGTCCTAGCCCCGAGACAGCTTCAATGACCCCTGTCACACCCCGCACTATAGATGTCGAAATTTTCCAAGAAGCGAAGGCCACGCCTATCTTTGTCGCCCAATCCCATATCTCGGGCAAGTTGTCAATAAACGGTTGAACCATGCCCTGGATCTTCTCGGTCAAGTCGGCGATTCGAGTGTCCATCTCACCTAAGAAGTCATAAGTGTACTGGCTTAGATCAAGTCCTAACTCATCGATACCCATGTTAAATCCTTCTAAGTCCGTATCAGGACTAAGAATGTTGAGTTCATCGAAGCCCATCGTCTGACGTTTGAGCTTTTTGAGCGATTCTGTTGTATTGTCTAACCCATCTGCAGCGTCGTCTGCACCATAACGGATCGCTTCTAAACCTGTGTAGTCGATCTCCGGTAATTCAAATCCCATCATGGCGGCTATAGCCCTCGCCATGTTCGTAATCACTTTAGTACCAGCAATGGCATAAGGAATGAACTCTATTAAGACTGGAATTAAGGCTTCACCTAACGCACGTTTGAGTTGCAGGATCTGTTGTTCCAATATACGAAGTGCGTTGGCGGGGGTCATAATTGTTCTCGCCATATCTCCCAAGAAACCCTGCATGCGAGAGGTTTCCATAATTTGAACGAATCGAAGTTGTGCTTTTTCCATTTGCGTCATAAGTTCTACGCTCTT